AACGCTGGAATAGAAGTTGAGCGTGGAACTTCAACAAACGTCCAAATTCGTTGGAACGAATCAACGGACAAGTGGCAGTACACTAATGATGGAACTACATTTTATAACATAATTGGTGAAGGAACAGATCTTACTGGAAATCTTACTGGTAACGTCACCGGAAATCTTACTGGTAACGTAACGGGAAATGTTACGGGTAACACAACAGGAAATCTTACTGGTAATGTCACTGGTAATGTCACAGGTAATGCCACAGGAAATCTTACTGGCAATGTGACTGGTAACGTGACTGGAAATCTTAGCGGTAACGTCACAGGGAATGTTACTGGTAGTTTATTTGGAAACGCAGACACTGCAACAAAACTAGCAACTGCTAGAACAATAGAATTAACTGGTCCTGTCACTGGTTCCGCTTCTTTCGACGGATCATCTAATATTTCAATAACAACTTCATTAACAGCTGAATCTACAACTATAGGTAATTTATCAGACGTAACAATATCATCTGCTGCTAATGGTGATTTTTTAAGATACAATGGTTCTTCTTGGATCAATGACGCAGTAGACCTTGGCACTGACACTACTGGCAATTTTGTTTCCGATGTAACCAGCGGCAATGGCATCACGGTCACGCATACTGCTGGAGAAGGTTCTTCAGCAGCTGTTGCAATCAATACCGCAGTTGTTGCTACCTTGAATGATAGCCAAGTTTTAACCAATAAAACTTTAGCTACTCCAAACTTTACTGGGGTTTCTCCAAAGGTCACTTTAGGCGGAGATCTATATGGCAATGTAACTTTAAATAATTTACAAAGTGGTACACTTGACGCATATTTGATGCCAGAAAGTGTAACGTTAGGTGTCCACACTAGTGGAGATTATGTAAGTCGACTATATTCCGGTGCCGGAGTAGAAATAATTTTTACCAATGGCGATGGTCCTGGAGCTAATGCAACAATATCCATTGGGCAACCAATTGGTTTGGATGCTACTCCAAGTTTCGCAGATGTAACAGCAGAACAATTTTATGGCCATGTAACTGGAAATGTCGCTGGCAACCTACTTGGCAATGTCACCGGAAATGTCGCTGGAAATGTCGCTGGTGATCTTACCGGCAATGTAACTGGAAATCTTACTGGAAACGTAACAGGCAACATAACTGGAAACGTTGCAAATGCAACAAATGTAAGCACAACTAATTTATCTGTAAACAGTTTTTCAATTGATCCAACAGGCGCATCAGATGGAAAAGTATTAAAGTATAGTTCTTCATTGGGCAAATTTGTTCCGGCAGACGACAATGTTGCTACAGCAGGATCTTTAAGTGTAAATGATTTAAACGATGTCGATACAACGGGTAAGATAAATGGTCAGTATTTGCGATGGGATCAGCTGACAAGTAACTGGATGGCAGCTGACGTGGACGCCCCATCGAACATAGTATTGGGTTCTAGTACGACTGGAAATTATGTCAAATCAGTTGAAGCTGGCAGTGGAATTATATTATCAAATAATTCAGGTGGCGCAGGAGCTACCCCAACATTTTCCGTAAATACATCGGTTGTTGCAACATTAAATGATACTCAAACTTTAACGCAAAAAACATTAACAAGCCCAACTATTACTGGCGTCTCTCCTGTGATTACTTTGGCTGGAGATTTAACTGGTTCAGCAACCTTGACGAATCTTGGCAATGTAACCTTAACTGCAACAATTGCAGAAAACTCTGTTGCGTTAGGGACCGATACAACTGGAGATTATGTATCTTCATTAGTGGCAGGTACGGGTATAACGCTTGCAAATAATTCTGGCGAAAATTCAACACCGGTTATCTCTATAGGCCAAGAAGTAAATACAAACTCTGATGTTACATTTAACAGCATTACGACTGCTGGAAGTATAACAGTTGCTGGAGACATAAACGTAACAGGTTCACTAACAACAGTCAACCAAACAAGCCTGTCTATTGAAGATCCAATTATTTACCTAAATAGCGGCGCTACTCCAACTGACCCGGATCTTGGTTTTGCTGGCAATTATAATGATGGCATTTATCGACATGCTGGTTTGTTTAGTGACGCATCTGATAGCCATAAATTTAAATTCTTCAAGGGTCTTACTGTTGAGCCAACTCATCCGGTAGACACATCACATGTATCTTATACTGATGCAGATGTTGTTGCTAATACTTTTGAAAGTAAAGTAACAACTGGTTCAGCGCCGTTAGTAGTGGCTTCAACAACATTAGTTTCTAACCTGAATGCCCAGTATTTAAATGGTGAAGCCAGCACATATTATGCCCCAATAGCAAATGCAACCCTTACTGGAACTGTAACTTTGCCAGCTAATACTGTCACAAATTCTATGATAGCTTCAAACACTATCGACTACTCTAAATTAGCTAGTGGACCAGCAACATCTAACTTTAATATTATTTTTAATGATCAAGTTGGGGCTTATACTTTAGTGGTTGGAGATTTAGCAAAAATGGTGACAATTAACAGTTCTTCAGCTGCTATTGTAACAGTGCCAAACATTCTTAATACTGGAGATCAAATTACTGTTTTATCAAAAGGCACAGGAACAATAGAACTTAGGGGAGATACTGGGGTAACCGTAAACGCTACTCCTGGTCGCTACTTGCGCGCACAGTGGTCTTCTGCTACACTAGTAAAACTAGGAAACAATAGCTGGTTGGCTATCGGAGATTTGAAAGCTTAATTTATGTCAAGTGGAGATAAAACAGGTTCAAGAAAAGCAGCTAAGCCTACAATAGCCGCACGGAACTCCTAAAGGTACTGCTAACGCGACAATCACTGCTGCAGGCTTTGTTGTTGGCACAGTAACTAATGTGCCGATATACATTCCTGATAGCCCGCTTTATGAAACAGTTGCCACAAGTCTAACTGACGCTTCTGTAGTCCCAATAGGGACCACTATAGATTATTCTGTGGTTAGTCCGTTCTTCCCACCTTATTTCCCACCGTTTTTCCCACCGTTTTTCCCACCTTATTTCCCTCCGTTCTTCCCACCATTCTTTCCACCGTTTTTCCCACCGTTTTTTCCACCGTTTTTTCCACCGTTTTTCCCACCGTTTTTCCCACCGTTTTTCCCACCGTTTTTCCCACCGTTTTTCCCACCGTTCTTCCCACCGTTCTTCCCACCGGCGTTTAAGTAGATGGAAATTGTTGACCAACAACATATTCAGCAAAATAGGTTAAGAATATGTGAACAATGTGATTCTTATATTAAGTTAACACAACAATGTAAAAAATGTGGTTGTTTTATGAAAATAAAAACTAAATTAAAAAACGCTACATGTCCACTTCAAAAGTGGTAGTATTATATTACTATAATTAAAGATTTTCTGTACAGAAAGAGGAAGACATGGCTTTTAGCGGTTCAATTTTTGGTGTAAACAACACGCTACTTTTAAAAAGATCAGACACAACCACTCAGGAACCAGCTTCACTTGCGCTTGGCGAATTGGCAATTAACGTAGCTGATGGTAAATTATTTTACAAGAACAGCACAGCCAATGCAATAATACGGAGTTAATTTAATATCCAATGTTATTGGAACGGCAAACCAAGTTACAGTTTCGGCCAATGCCACTTCTGGAGTTTATACTCTAAGTCTTCCGTCTACCATCCAGACTAGTCAAGCTAATGTTTCAACTCTATTTGTTGACGGAATTGAAATTGATACAACTGGAGCTACCACTAATCAAGTATTAAAGTTTGACGGGACCAAGTTTGCCCCAGGAACAGACACTGGTTTAGCTGGTACAGTTTATACCTCGACCATAGGTGATGGTAGCGCTACTAGTTACACTCTTACTCACCAGCTGGGAACAAGAGATGTCGTTGTTGTTGCACGCAACGCAGCAAGCCCATATGAAGTTATTGATGTTCGCTGGGAAGCCACAACAACTGGAACGGTTACCTTAGATTTCTCAGCAGCCCCTTCCTCTAATTCAGTAAGAGTTGGTGTTTATGCAGCTGTTGCTGGCTCAACAATAACAATCGGTTCGATTGATGACTTGGGTGACGTTACTCTTTCTTCAGCTACCAATGGAGATTTCCTCCGTTATAACGGTTCAGTTTGGATTAACGATGCAGTAAACCTTTCAACAGACACTATTGGTTCATATGTTGAGTCGCTTGTTGCTGGCACTGGAATTACTTTGGCCAATAATAGCGGAGAAGGTTCAACTCCAACAATTTCAGTAACAGCCAATACCTTTGATGCTTTCGGTGCTGCTTCAAGTGCTCAAACCGCAGCACAAACTTTTGCTACAAACTTAGTTGCAAACGTAGCTACGTCATTTGAAGTTGCTGGCGATTCTGGTACAAGCAAGACAATTACTTCTGGCTCAGATACACTTAGCATTTTGGGTGGAACTGGTTTAACATCTGTAACTTCAAATACAGATACAATTACACTTAATCTTGATAGCACTGCAGTAACAGCTGGTTCATACGGCAATGCAAACACTGCAGCTAGCTTCACTGTAGATGCACAAGGTCGTTTAACTGCAGCATCACAAAATGCAATTAGCATTCTTGCTAGTCAGGTTTCAGACTTTGCCGCCAACACAAGAGCACAGATAAGCGTTTCTGGAGATCTGCCTACAACTCAAGCACTGGTGTTATTAGCTTTACCAACGACGCAGGCGATATTGAATCAGTTACTGCTGGCACTGGACTCACTGGCGGTGGCACTTCTGGTGCAGTTACTCTTGATCTAGCTTCAACAGCTGTTACTGCCGGTTCATACGGTGCAGCAGGCACTGTTGGAACGTTTACAGTTGACGCTCAAGGTCGCTTAACCAATGCAAGTAATTCAACTATATCAATCCTTGCTTCACAAATTAGCGATCTTTCTTCTAACGCTGTAACTTCTTTGGCTGGAACTGCAAATGAAGTTGAAGTTTCATCTTCAGCTGGTGCAATCACAATCGGTCTTCCTTCTAATGTTACAATTGGTCAAGATCTCACTGTCACTGGAAACTTAACTGTTTCTGGAAACACTGTAACTTTAAACACCGAAACACTTGCAGTTGAAGATAATAAAGTTCTTCTTAATTCAAGTGTAACTGGTGAACCAAACGTAGATGCTGGGATTGAAATTGAGCGTGGTACATCAACTAACGTTGAATTGCGCTGGAATGAAACCTCCGATAAATGGCAGTTTACTAATGACGGCACCAACTATGCTAATCTTGGAGACGTAACGGCAGCTGCTCTTATTGCAGCAGCTGGTGGTGATGGAACCGCAGGACAAGCTCTTACCACTAATGGTTCTGGAGTATTAGACTTCACAACAATTGTTGGAACAACAGAAGCTTCAATTATTTCAGCAGTAGGTGCTGACGGAGCCAATGGTGCAGTCTTGATGACCAATGGTGCTGGAGACTTGACATTTACTACTCTAACAGCAGGAAAGATTTCAGACTTTACAGCTAACACCAGAGCCCAAATCAGTGTTGCAGGAGATCTTGCCTACAATAGTTCAACCGGTGTTATCAGCTTTACCAACGATGCAGGTGACATTGAGTCAGTAACAGCTGGAACAGGATTGACTGGTGGTGGCACCTCTGGTGCTGTTACTCTTGACTTGGCCTCAACAGCTGTTACAGCTGGCTCATATGGAAATGCAAGTACAGTTCCAAACTACACAGTAGATGCGCAGGGTCGCTTAACGGCTGCAGCTAATACTGCAATCAGTATTCTTGCAAGTCAAGTTTCAGATTTCCAAGGAAACGTTAGGGCACAAGTCAGTGGTTCAGGCAACCTAGCTTACAACTCAAGTACTGGTGTTTTCAGTCTCACCAATGATGGTGCAGACATTACAGGAGTCACAGCCGGAACTGGTCTTACTGGTGGCGGTACTTCTGGAGCAGTTACTTTGGATCTAGCTAGCACAGCAGTAACTGCTGGCTCATATGGAAATGCATCTACGGTTCCAAACTACACTGTAGACGCTCAAGGACGTTTGACCGCAGCTGCTAATACTGCAATCAGTATTCTTGCAAGTCAGGTAAGTGACCTTTCTTCAAATGCTGTTACATCTTTGACTGGAACCGCAAATGAAATTGCCGTTAGTGCTTCAGCTGGAGCAATAACTTTAAGCCTTCCATCAAACGTAACAATTTCCAATAACCTCACCGTTACTGGAAACTTTACAGTCAATGGAAATGTCACAACTCTTAATACTGAAACTTTAGCTGTTGAAGATAATATTATTGTTCTTAATAGCAATGTAACAGGAAGCCCAGCCCTTAATGCTGGACTTGAAGTTGAGCGTGGCACTTCTGATAATGTCCAAATCCGTTGGGATGAATCAACAGACAAGTGGCAGTTTACAAATGATGGCACTACTTATGTTAACATTGCTAGCAACGCAGACATTGCAAACGTAGCAACTTCATTTACGGTTGCTGGTGATTCTGGAACAAGCCAAACAATCAGTTCAGGCACCGATACTTTAACAATTGCTGGTGGCACTGGTTTAAGCTCTGTTGCAAGTGCAACTGATACTATAACTTTAAACCTTGATAGCACAGCTGTAACAGCTGGTAGCTATGGTAGCTCGTCTTCAGTGGGAACATTCACCGTAGACGCTCAGGGACGCTTAACAGCAGCTTCTAACTCGTCTATCTCGATCACTGCCAGTCAGGTCTCAGACTTCTCTGAGGCAGCTCAGGATGCCGTAGAAGGCGCGATAACGGCAGGTACGGGTGTAACCAAGGCCTATAACGACAATGCTAATACAATTAGCCTTTCAATAGGCCAGGACGTTGCCACCAATGCAGCAGTTACCTTTGGTAGCGTAGCAACTGGAGCAATAACACTTGATTCTGGAACTGGTGAACTTAATACTTCAACTCAACTAGTTGATGTAAACACAATCACCACAGTTGATAGCTTTGCTAAAGCAACTTACAGAACAGCTAAGTACCTTGTCCAAGTAACACAAGGCACTAAGTACACAACTTCTGAAGTTCTCTTAGCACATGACGGCACAGACTCTTTTATGTCAGAGTATGCAGTAATTGAACTTGGCGCATCAAGAATACCTATGACTGTATCAACTTCAATTTCTGCAGGGAACGTATTGTTGAGAGTGACGATTACAGACGCCGCATCAACAAATGCAACAGTCAAGGTAGCAAGAACACTTATAGCAGTGTGATATAATCATATAAGTTTTACAATTTAATTAAATTATTAAATTTTAAACTAGAGGGACAGTGAACTTTAGTGGCGAATAAAGATTTTATAGTAAAAAATAGTCTTGTTGTTGGCTCTACCGTAACTATTAACGGTATCGAGCTAGATCTGGCTGGAATCACTACCGGTCAAGTATTATCTTATGACGGAAATAAAATTTCTGCTACAAATATAGCAGACGCATTACCATCAGAAATATTTTCTTATTCAGAAATTATTGGAGATGGCATATCAACTTCATTTACAATAAATCATAATTTAAATACAAGAGATATTATTGTTGTAACACGAGAATCAGACGGCACAACAAATCAGCAAGCAACACCAAATACTTTTGCCAGTTCATTAGACGTTAGATGGAATGCGATCAGTCTAGATTCTGTAATTATAGAATTTGAAACACCGCCAGCTGGTAATTCAATAAAAGTTTTATTATTTTCAGCTGGGGATAAAGTTTACTTTAGTGAAACTATTTTTGAAGGCTCTACACCAAGTGGTTTTGCGGAGTTCAGTCACAATCTTGGCTCTAGGGACATTGTCATTGTCGCAAAAAGAGCAACTTATCCATACGATGTACTTGATGTACGCGCTCAAGCTGATACTGTAAAGAATTTTTCTTTATATTTTTCAAAACCAACCTCTGCAGTTGTCGTAACCGCCTTTCTCCCCATAGAACAATACTCATACAGTACAATTGTAGGAGATGGTGAAACTAGAACTTTTTATATAACCCATAATTTAAATACAACAGATATTGGATTAATTTCTAGAGATGTTAGTGGGGATTACGATTTTACTAAGGTTCGATGGGATGTTATTGACGGAAATACAGTTTCTATATACTACTCATCGCCACCAGCAACTAATTCTAGAAAAATTACTATATTTGCTGGCGTTGGTGGGAAAAGAGTAATTACATCTTTTGATGATATTTCTGTAACAGTTCCACTTACTTCTTCAAGTTTTGGCACAACAGGTGACATGGCTTGGGACGAAAACTATATTTATGTCTGCATAGAAACAGATACTTGGAAAAGATCTGCTTTGACAACTTGGTAATAAGTTGCTATAATTGTTTTTATGCCTGTAGAAGAACAACCAATAAACATAACAATACCTAAAGAAAAACTGCAAGAGTGGAATGTATTTTTTGCTCTCCCATGTTACGATTCACACGTAACAGAACCTTTTGCAATGAGCCTTTTGCAGGCCCTCCTTTATTATAAGGAAATAGGTATAAACTATTCGGTATGCACCATCTCCGATTCTTTGATTAATCGCGCAAGAAATAACCTCGTTGCTAAGTTTATGGGCAACCCAGCCTATACTCATATGATATTTATCGACGTAGATTTACAGTTTGATAAAGAATCAATTCTCAAGCTGCTTTGGCACGACAAAGATGTTATGACCGCTTCATATCCAATTAAGGAAATTAATTGGGATAAAGTGAAAGAAGGCGCACAAGCCGATTTGCCGGCCCAGGACCTAATGGAGTATGCCACAAGATATGTAGTGCATATGACAAAGCCGGGAGAAAATCAATTAAACATTGATAATGGCGCAGTCGAATGCTACGAAGCTGGTACTGGCTTCATGCTTATTAAGCGTCAAGTATTTGATAAGATGTTTAAAAAGTATAAAAAATTAAAATACAAAGATGATACAGGCGCACTGCACGGCGAAGAAACAGAAAACGCCTATGCTTTATTTAATTCTTATGTAGATGATGATGGAAGATTCTTGTCTGAAGATTATGGCTTCTGCAGATATTGGCAAAAGATGGGTGGAAAGATTTGGGTTGACCCAACTATTAACTTAACTCATTTTGGACGCATAAAGTACACCGGAAAAATGTTAGAATTTTTAAAGAGAATAACACAATAATTTTCCTTTAAACCTATTACTATATCTTCAGTTCTGTAATATACGCATAGGAGCATCATGGCCCGTTTAAGAATTGAAACCGCACCAGAGATAACAGTTTTTGATGAAGCTTTTGTCATCAAAGCTGCAACAGGTGCAACCGCACCATTGATAGAATTAAAAAACTCTAGTGGTACAGTCGTAGGAAATATAGCGGTAGATGGAACATTGAATGTTCTTTCTGTGTCAGCATCAAATGCTGGTACTGGCTCAAGTGCTCTTGTTACGAGAAGCTATGTAGATACTTTGTTTGCTGGGTTGAATTGGCATGATCCTGTGTCCGTTGCTACGACAGAAGCATTGCCAACTTGTACCTATAACAACGGAACAGATGGTGTGGGGGCTACTTTAACAGCTTCAGCTAACGGAGCATTGTCCGTAGATGGTGGCGCTCCAGCAGTTGGGGATTCCGTTCTGATTAAAAATCAAGCCACTGCAACACAAAATGGTATATACACAGTAACTGCTACCGGTGGGGCTTCAGCAGTGTGGGTTCTTACTAGAAGATCAGATTCAGATAACAGTCCAGTCGGAGAAGTTCAAAAAGGTGATGCTACTTTTGTTATTGGCGGATCTCTTAACATTAACTGCGGATTTATTCTTAGCGGTACTCCAAGTGGAGAAAACGGTAACATTGTTTTTGGAACAGATAATTTAGTATATTCTCAATTTACTGGCACTGGTGCATTCACCGCTGGCAATGGTCTAACAATAACCAATAATGCAGTTAACGTAGTAACTGCTGGCAGTGAAAGAATAGTAGTAAATGCGGACAGCATTGACTTAGCTTCAGTTACGGTTACTTCTAATAGCGGAGCAGACACAACGACATTTATCAAAAATGTTGTTGTAGATAGCTATGGTAGAGTTACTGCAAAGGAAAGTGCCAGCGTTAGCTTCTCTGGATATTTAACAACTTCCAATGCTGCTAGCACTTATGCGCCGCTTGTCAGCCCTGCTTTGAGTGGGACCCCTACGGCTACAACAGCCAATGTGGCAGACAATAGCACTAGAATAGCAACAACCAATTATGCAGACCGTTCTGCAGATGCAGCAGCACTTGTAGTGAACACCTATGTTGCTAACACTTACCTAACGACTGCTACAGCGTCTAGCACATACTTACCATCCAGCACAGCAGCTAACACATATTTAGCTATAGCTAATGCATCGAACACCTATATAGCCAACGCAATAGTAGACGCTAAAGGTGATCTGATTGTCGCCTCGGCAGATAATACTGTTGGTCGCTTAGCTGTTGGAACAGATGGAAACTTTTTAAGAGCAAACTCGTCGGCTACATCAGGTCTTGAATGGGGTTCAATCCCAACTATCAATGACATTGATGACGTTGGCGGAGTGACAATTACTTCAGTTGCAAGTGGTCAGTTCCTTAAGTATAACGGTTCAGCTTGGGTTAACGCTAGCCTCACTGAGACGTTAGGCATTACGGACCTTTCTGATGTTACAATCACCACAGCAGCAACAAATCAACTTCTTGCATACAATGGTTCTGCTTGGGTGAACACATCAAACCCAACAGTAGCAGGAAACTTAACTGTTTCTGGCAACTTAACAGTTTCAGGAACTACCACAAGTATTAATACAGAGACTTTAACAATCGATGACAACATTATTATATTAAACAATAATGAAGCA